ATGCGGTTTCTCATTCTGAATGGTGAAGTGAAATTAGGCTTCTGACCACGGCTAGAAAGTGTAGATGGTGCTACGTTGAAAAACTTAGCCCAACGCTGACCAGGCTCAAGTTCATCTGAAGGAACAGAAAGTGTTGGATCTGATGTCAAAAGTTCTACTTCATACTCATAGTTAGTACCTTTAGGTTTAACAGAGATTACACGTAGTAAATATTCTGCTTTGTTACCTTTCAAGATGTTATCTGGCTCAAAATACTCTTCACCAAATACCATGTAAAAAGCTGCAACTCCTGCACCTAATTCACCTGCTTGAGCAGCAGTAGTATTAGTAGCATCATAAGCTTCTAACAAAGGAATATTTTTATCATGTTGACCTTGGAGCATCCACTCATAGTAGTTATTTTCTTCAACTTCCACAGTTGGAAATTGGTTAAGGAAGTCAAACATCGCATTCTTCAAATTTGTTCTGAAAATCTGGTGAATGGTGTTAGTTACAAGCTGTGGTCGCTTCATGTATAAAGCTCCCAAATTATTTGCAGTTACTAGACCGTTGTAATCTTTGGCTGCGTATTTCTGTAGTTGAAATAATTGCATGGTTTTATTTATTTATTTTTAAGGAAATGTTCAAGTGAGGATAACACATCAGATTCTTTTTCAGATATATTATTACTCAAGTTTGAGCCTGATCTAAATGCAGCTTTTTTTAATCTGTCATCAATAGATCTTGATACTTTAGTTTCCGCTAATCTCATGAGTTTAGTTAAGTCAGGTTTAAGATTACCTCTTTCATCTGTATTAAATAAACCAAGTTCAGTCAGATAATGCAACTGCATTCTAAAAGCTTCAGGATTTTTTCTTGACAAGGCTGCTACTTTGTTTAATGGTTGTTTATTTTCGTCATATGCAACTGTTTCTGTCATTGACTTATACAGTTGGTCTTTCATTTTATCAGTAAGTGCAACTCCTTTGAAAATCTCTGGAGTTTGTGTTATTGCTGCTTTAAGAGCTTGAAGCCTTTGTCCAGCTTCTTGTTGTCTACGTTGAGCAATATATTGTTCTTCTTGCTTTTTAATATGAATTTGTTTTTGAGCTTCTTGATTTAATGATTGAGCTGCTTCTAAACCTTCATCAGCTAATTCATCTAAATCTCTAGCTCTTTGTACATACTTATTAATTTTTTCTGCTGAAAATCCTTTTGTTCTAAGAAGTTCTCTGTAAAGATATTCTGCTTTTGCAGGATTACTTTCAAGTTCATTTTTAGTAATATTAGAATAATCTACAATTTTACTACCAATATCAGTTGCTGAATCTTCATCTAACCCATCCATAAATAACTGGAACTGAGTTCTCATTTTAGCTGGCATTTCAGATACAACTTCTTCAAAGATTTTTAAACCTCTTTTAAAGTCACGTCTTTCCATTAGATATTTAAAACTCTCAGGAGAACCATCAAATTCAAAATTATCATCAGTTTCAAAATCTTCATCATCAAATAAACCTTCAGATTTTAACTGTTCAGCTAAAACTTTATATAAAGGCTCATCTTCTTTATCATCATCTTTTAAAGAACTATCAATATCAGCAGGTGCAAAATCTTTTGCTTTCTGCTCAATACTTTTACCATCTTCATCTTCATCTGAATCACTTATCAGATTAGAAAGCTCTGTGTCAAAATCAAAATCACTACTTTCAACAACATCTTTTATCAAGTTCTTGTCTGAAGAGTTATCAATTGTTTCTACCCCATCACCTTCTGGTCCACCAAATTCGGGGGAATAATACTTATTTACTTTCATTTTTCTTATTTGTTTACAAAATTATGTTTATTAATTCTTATCTTATTGTTATGTAAGCTTATTCTATATAGCTTATTTCTTGTCATATTTATTCTTATTTTCTTTAGCAATCTTTAGAGCAGTATCTGCTTTAAGCTCTTCAATCTCTTTTTTAGAAGTAATTTCTTTTTCTTTAACAACTAATTTTTTTCTTTCAATTTCATTCTTTTGTTTATCTACAGAATATTTTAATTGATGTTCTTTATCTTTTTGTACTTGCTCATAAGTTTGCTTTTGTTGTTGTAAAGCAATCTTACTTTGTTCTAATACATCAGGTACCATATTCTCATTTATATCTTGGTCTTGAGCAAAGCCCATAGCTCTAAGAGTTTCAATTTGAATTTTATTATCTCTATCTAATTGTTTATTAACATCTTCTCTATCAAGTTTAGCATACTCAAGTTGTAATGCTTGTGCTTGAAGTTCAGCTTGTTGTTGTGCAAGTTCTTTCTGATGTTGCTGCTCAGCTTGTTGTGCTTCTTGTTGTTCTTGAGCTGCTTTATCTTGAGCTTCTTCTAGGTATCTAGCCAAGCTTGATATACTATCTTTCTTATAGATTTCAATAAGATCTCTAAACTTAATCTGACCTGTTTGCATACCTGCATGAGCCAATTGATTAAGTGCTTGCATAAGTTCTTGAGTGTTTGGACCATCATCTATATGGATATCATATTCAGATTCAGTAAATTCATCATAACTATCAACTACTTCAGCCATCATATCATCACCCACATATTGTACTTTTTTAGGGTTTTGTTTCCAAACATACTTAGCAACTTCAAGTAACCTTTGCATACAATCTCTTTTAAATGAGTTATGTAAAGAGAAATACTTTTCAGTCATTGAGTTAGATGCTGACCATCCCATATTAGATGTACCTACATTGGCATCACCTTTAATATCACCTTGTCTATATTCATTAACTCCAGATATCAAATCCATCTGTGATTTAATGAACCCAATAAGATTAACGTGTTGTGTAATATAGTTACCCATTTCAAGGTTAATACCTTGTGCTGACATTTGATTAAAAGTACCTGCAGATTTACCTTGCATTGGTCCTTTAATTACTTCATTAGTTGGGTCTAAGAATAAAATGTTAGTTGCTTCTGCATACTGCAACCATTTCAAAGGATCCCACTCTGATGGAATCATACTTACATTGATTCCTAACATTGGGCCTTTGTATTTTGATAAGGCTAGGTTTAATCTGTGGAAATAAATATCATAAAGGTAATCCATTGGTTTAATGTTGTCCATAAAAGACATTACCCTTGAATTATTAGTATTACAATAAATACCTACATAAGGTGGTTTACTTTCTGATAAATTAGCCATACTCCTTGATTGATAAGGGATTGGTCTAATTTTTACATAAATATCATTTGCTATTTTCGTTCCTTCCCACCACTCATTAATCCATAACCAATCTACTGTTTCACCAGCATCTTTATCTAATGTGTAATACTCGTCTACAATCTTTTCTTGTTGGCTACCATCATCATCATAATACTTTACTTTACCAATCTTTCTTCTTGACTTCCAGCATACACGCATAATTCTGACGTTTCCTCTTTGATCGTATGCTCCTCCAAAATAATGTGTAGCAATCTGATTGGGTACAAACAATTCCCCTGCTGTATACCCAAATCTCTCTTCTACTGTAATATCCCTATTATAAGCCATTTGAATACCACCAGTTTTCATACTGTTGTATTCTTTACTCTGCTCTAGTGTATCTATCTCATCTTTAGTAAGTTCTGTGTGGTAGTAATCTACTACCTGACCTACTGACATCATTGTGTATTCTACAATCCAATCTGCATCTTCAAGTTTATAAGTCTCAGGAGATTGTATAGTAAACAAATACAAAGGATTAACTTTTCTAAATACTATATCATTACCTAATTCTTCAATACATACTACTTCTTCACCACAAACTAGAAAGTCTTCCCAACATCTTAAAAATACATCTTGTACATCAAGTCTTTTATACTCATACTTAAGTATCTTATTAGCAGTCATTTCTTTTAAGTCCTGATAATTATACTTAAGATATTTATCATACTTACTAATCTCTTTCTGCATTTCTTCTTGCATGGCTTTTTGATCAACCTGCTGACCTTCTACAGAAGCTTCTATTTTTTGCTTTGTTATATCTACTAATTTCTGATACCACATATCTCTGATAGCTTCCTCTTTAGAAGAAATACCCATTTGGTCATCAGATGATATATAAGCTTTAAATGGATATCTAGTTAATCTCTTAGCTTCTTCACCTACTAAAGTGTTAATCTTAGAATTACCTAATCCAATATGTTGCATACTTTTAGGAGCAGCAGAAAACTCTACTCCATAAGGCTCACAAATCTGTTGTATATCTTTATCTGTAAGCATGTTGTTCCTAAGTCTGTAGTTAACTTTTTTATTATAAAAAGTCTGTCTTACTACAGAGGAATCAAACATCAATACATTCTCCCCAGCATCTACACATCGCATTCCCCACTCTAAATCCTTCTTGGAATCTGGTAAAGCTTGTTCTGGTACTTGTATTACTAAATTATTCATATTAAGTTTACAAATTTACGTTTATTTAGTTTACAAATTATTACTTGGTAAACATGTTGTTAAAAAAAGCACCACTCTCATTATAGCTGTTATCAGCAAATGGGTCATCATTGTGTTTTAAAAACCCTCTTTCTTTAAAGAAATCAGATTCTAGAAAATTCTTAGTACTTCTTGTTTCAGCTTGTATTGCTTGTTTGTTCAAAGTTACATCTAATATCAATACAGCAATTAAAGCTGACACTCTATCAAAGTTTCCATCTTTATTCCACTTAATCAATTCTTGTATTAAGCCTGTAGAACGGAGTCTATTTACATTGAGTATTTCTGAGTTAGGTTCAATTGGTTCTAATAACCACTCTCTAATTAACTCTCTACCCCATGTATTTGTTCTTTCTGTAGCTTTAAACCCATAAGATGTATTCAAATTAGGTTTCCATTCAATCTTATCTCTAAGTTGCATTGGAGTTTCTGCTAACATATGCAAACATTTTCTATGTTCCATGTAAGTAACAAAACCTAATTTATTAATCTCGGGAAATCCTGCAGCATTGTAGTACACTATTAACTTTCTACAGTTTTCATAAAACTCTTTAGCTAATTGTGGTCTGCCTGTGTACTCAGCTACTATTCTTCTAGTAAATCTATCAAATACAAAAGCACAACCTACTGAATCTGTAGTAGAATAGTCATCATCATAGGGGTCAATACCTACAATATACCTTCTAACAAAAACTTTTCCATCACTATCTTTTTGTGGCTGTTCATAAACTTCAATACACCCTTTAATATCATCATCTGGTCTACGTTTAATTGGATAATCTCTAAGTGGCATTACATTATCCATAGATGTAAATCTTAATTCACCATCTTCTTGAGGTGAAATAAAACCAACCCAATTACTCTCAACATATTTTTGAGAATTTACTTTAATATCAGCTAATCTTTCATTAAGTAGCATAGTAGGAAACATATTTCCTGATGTCACTAAAAATGCTTCTGATGGTGTAAGTGGATACTGCGTTACTGCATCTCTATAAGCTGATGGATTACCTTTCTTAGTTTCTCTATAAGCCATAATTGACTTTAAAGCATACTCTTCATTGGAATTACCATCATTATCTACTAATGGTACTGTCTTTTTAGTCTCTTTATCTGTGTGTACACCAAATCTTTGTTTAGTTGATGGTAAAAACCATCCACATTGTTGGTTACCTTTTTCAGGTTCCCACTCATTAGGGAATGCTAACAGATTAAACCTTTCAGGATCATAATACATTTCAGAAAATGCAGCAGTTCCACCACCCATGTCTCCACCTGTACCATAAATAATAGGAATACCAATAACATCATCACCATCTTTCCAGCAAGGCTCAGAAATATTGTATGATTCTATGATATTACTAAAGATACCTGCTTCCTCAAATAGGAAAATAGAACTACTCATACCTGCAGATGCAAATGAGTTATCCTTAAATGTAATTTTTCTAATATCAGATTGATAACCTACCCATACATCTCTACCATCTTCCATCTTTTGTTGATGTCTAGACTTTACATAGTCCTGAGTATTAGGGTTTCTAGGTTTATACCATACAGTATTCTGATCTAGAAAGTTAATATTATTCAATGTCATAGCCATTGTGTTATCTGAGTACTTATTTTCATAAGCAGAGATAATACACTTAGCATTTCTAAAGAAATTATATTCATGTACAACTAGTGCAGCATTCTTGTAAGAGAAACCAGTTCTTCTTGGCTTAACCATGATAAAACCTTTTTTCTCTTTTCTTGCCTGCTCAATAAGAGTAAAGAATTCTAAATCCACATCTGTAAATCTAGGAAATCCTTCAGTCTTTCTACCAGTCTTTTCATCTTTTAAAAGCATCCTAGTGTAGTTCAGGTAGAAATAATATGTCCCAGGTATTGTAGTATTACCTATAGTTACACCTTCCATACACTTTCTTACTTCCTCTTTCCAAAACTCATTATACTGGTATGTACCAATAAGAGCTTTAGTATAAAATCCCGTAGTTTCAAACTCTGTTCTAGCCTCTAGGAATGCTTTTGTATTACTTAATATCATACATTAAAAGATGTATTTACAATTTTATCTCCTCTGTTCTTAACAGCAGTAGTTTCCTTTTCAGATTTAACTGCTGATTCTAATGTCTTATACTGTGAGATTACTTTACTAATAGAATCCATTATCTTTAATACTGGTGTAACTGATTCACTATCAAGGGTATTCTCTTTTAAATAGTCTGACATCTCTTCTATCTTATCCTTAACACTATTAAACAACCTTTCAATTGGTGTTTCTTTTAGTCCTTTGTATATCTTACAAGCCTGCTGGACTTGCTCTGAAGCTTGATATTCTTTGTTACCGATAACTTCCTCCTTGATTGCTTCAATTCTTTTTTCTTGTGAGTAGTTATTATATGGAGAGTTGAAATCACATAAATGGTAAATATACTTAAAGTCGTTGTAAGCATTAATTTTATTTTTACTCTTATCACTCTTCCAAAGAGTCTCAAAACACTCAATAGTTAAGATCTCTGGTGAGATAGTAATCTCATTATCCTTTAGATCAAAAATCTTCATTACTTAAGGTATGTTAATTTATAAATAGTAGAGTATGCTAGTGATGCAATTTCATCAACTTGGTTTCTTAAATACTCATCCTTAAACACATCTCTTGAGCTTTCTACATATTTAGCAAACTCTTCAAGAAAAGTTAAAAAATTATCTGGCTTTGTGTATTTAATATCAATATTAACAATACCATACTTACCTTGGTAACTTTCTACAAAGCCATCAGCTAGTTCAAGTAGCTCATCATAGAATGTGTTTAAAGCACTGTGTGCAGCAAAGCTTCTAGTTTTTAAATGCTCAACATGAGCAGCATCCCTAAGTTCAAATAGTCTTCCTATAAACTTAAGAGGAGAGTTCATTGGATTCTCTCTCAATCTTTTTGATAGTTCCATATCTTTTTAATTTACTTTTATTTACTACAAATTTACCAAAATTTTTGACAATACAGTTACTATTCCAAGTTTCTGGATTATTATCATTTATTTTACTAAACTCTTCTTCTAAAAAAACAAACACATCACAATAGATACTCTTAGCATCCTTGTATGATATATTATGCCTCTTACTTATTTCTGTTAATACCTTTACTACTTCTTGCTGCAGCATATAATCCTTTTATTATTACTCTTTGTGGTGTATTCTTCATTTCCATTAACTGCTCAAAAGAATGCTTAACAGGTAACCAACCATCTATAGTCCTAAGTAGAC